TAATAACCCTCTATCAGACGCAAACGATCGTGATATTGCTCAGAGAAAACTTCAAGAAATAAAAAAAAATATGGGAGGAAGAACTATAGAAGAATTAGAAAATATGAGTGTTACTAAACCTTTTCCAACTAATGTTGGTCGTGAGAGAATATCCTCACTTCAAACAGATCTTATAAGTCTTCAAGATGAAATCGATGGATTATTGTTTAAGGATAGACAAAATCTATCACCTCTACAAACAACGAGACTAGAAGATTCTATTTCTGGTATTCAAAATAAACAAATAAAAATTTTTGATGATTTAGCTTCAATGAATCGTGAACATACATATGAGCAAAAATTACAAGGAGTTCGTGTTCCTAATGTATCAGATACTGATATTACAAAAGAATTAGCCGATTACGTAGAATCAGGTGGTGGCAGAGCCTTCTCCATAGGTACTAAAGAGCTTAACACTTTTCCTCCTGTTCCTTTTTCTAGACCAGGGGATTATATCGATCTTCTTTTAAAAGCTACAATCAAAGATGCTCAAAATAAAGGTATAAAGAAAATTGCTATTATGCCAGCTGACGTGGGAGCCAATAAAAGATGGGGTAAGACAGGAGATGCTGCAAAACGATTTAGAGATTTGTATGACAAAAAGATGATTCAAGAATTAAAAAATATTAAAAAGAAATATCCAGGATCAGAACTTAGACTAGAAAATATTCAAGATCCCTCCAAGCCTGAAGCTAGTTTTTTTGGTAAAAGACTTCAAGCTGATGGAACCTTTGAGGAATTATCTGGTGAAATAATAGAGGAAGTACCACAAATTAATTTTAAAAAAAGTATGGATGATGAGGATGTACTACGACAAATTAAGGCTTTTGATGATAGCTATGGCTTAGAAAATACAAAAGCTTTTGTTTCATTTAAACAAGAGGATGGTTCTGAAATTATACAAAGAATTGTCAAGGGTAGAGTTCCTGAAGGTAGAGTCATGCAAGATAGTTCTTTTAAACTAAGTGATGATTATACAACACAGGATCTTAAAGAGGCTCAATTTATGTTTGACGAATTTAACCCTCAATCGGTTCCTATGTACGTTTTAGATATATCCACGAGTTCAGCTCAGACTGGACCTATGTATTTATATAGGAAAAAAGAAGGTGGAACTATTGACAAAGATAGGTTAGTTTCTATAACAGATATATACGGATCATATGGTAGATAAATTTAACAGTACAGCAGAAACTCCTTACTTAGCCCAAGACGCTAAAACCGTTGGGGCTGGTGGACCTGATGTTATTGAAGTAATTGATGTAGGTGCAGAAATTCAATTAGGAACTGACAACGAAGAAATCAATGTAGAAATTATAGAAGATGGTTCTGCTATTATTGGAGAACAAGAAGAAGAACTTGTTGAAGATTTTAATTCCAACCTAGCAGAAATATTAGATGATGATCTTCAATCGGAAATTTCTAGTGATCTTCTAGAAAAATTTGAAAATGATAAAAGCACTCGTTCGGACTGGGAATTAACTTATAGAAATGGTTTAGACCTTTTAGGATTTAAATATACCGAACGTACAAGACCTTTCAGAGGAGCGGCTTCTGTAACACACCCAATGCTAGCTCAAGCTGTTACACAATTTCAAGCAATGGCTTATGTAGAATTATTACCAAGTGATGGACCAGTTAGAACACAAGTAGTTGGAGCCAACACGATAGAATTACAACAAGCAGCTGAAAGAGTAAAAGAATATATGAACTATGTAATGGAAGATTATAATCCAGAGATGGATCAACTTTTATTTCATTTACCTTTAGCTGGAAGTGCCTTTAAAAAAGTTTATTACGATACAACTCTTGGAAGAGCAACTGCACAGTTTGTTCAAGCTGATGATGTTGTTATTAATTATGGAGCATCAGATATAAATACATGTGGAAGACTTACACAAATTGTTACAATGCCCTACAACGATCTTCGCAAACAACAAGTTTCTGGTTTCTACAAAGATATAGAAATAACACCTACTTCAACTCCCGATAGCCAAGACAGTGGACTTCAAGAAAAAATGGATGAATTAGAAGGAGTATCTTCTGGAAATTATGCCATGAACGATATGGTAGAACTTTTAGAAATGCACGTTGATTTAGATATCGAAGGTTATGAAGATATTAATCCTAAAACAGGGGAACCTTCAGGAATTAAACTTCCTTACGTTGTTACTATTGATAAAGGATCAAGTACGGTTTTAAGTATCTATAGAAACTACAATGAAGAAGATCCTTTAAAAAAAAGAAATCATTATTTTGTTCATTACAAATTTATGCCTGGTCTAGGATTTTATGGCTTTGGTTTAATCCATATGATTGGTGGCTTATCAAGAACAGCTACCACTGCTTTAAGACAACTACTAGATGCTGGAACATTATCTAATTTACCGGCTGGCTTTAAAGCTAGAGGTATAAGAATACGTGATGATGCACAACCATTACAGCCTGGAGAATTCAGAGACATAGATGCACCTAACGGAAATATCCGTGAAGGATTGATGCCCCTCCCTTACAAGGGACCTGATCAAGTTCTATTTCAACTTCTAGGTTTCTGTGTACAAGCGGGGCAACAATTCGCAGCGGTTGCTGATATACAACTATCTGAAATAGGAGCTTCTCAAACTCCTGTAGGTACAACAATGGCATTAATGGAACGTGGCACAAAAGTTATGTCAGCGATTCATAAAAGATTACACTATGCTCAGAAAAAAGAATTTAAATTACTAGCTAAAATATTTAAAACTGTTTTACCACCTGTATATCCTTTTGATGTAAGTGGTGGTCCAAGAGACATTAAAGTTAAAGATTTCCAAGACAACATAGATATACTACCTGTATCTGATCCAAACATTTTCTCTATGTCACAAAGAGTTACTCTTGCTCAAAGTGAATTACAATTAGCACAAAGCAATCCACAAATGCACAATTTATATGAAGCTTATAGAAGAATGTATTTAGCCTTAGGTGTAAAAGATATTGAACAAATTTTACCAATTCCTCCACAACCACAAGCAATGAATCCAGCTCAAGAACATAGTATTGTTTTACTTGGTAAGCCTCTTAGAGTTTTCCCTGATCAAAGCCATGAGTTACATATTAAAGCACATAGATTGTTTTTATCTTCTCCTGTTGTTAGACAAAACCCAATGGTAGTTACAATGTTAATCTCTCATATTAATGATCACGTTTCTTATCTAGCACAAAAAACAGTGGATGAAGCAATGTTAGCTGAAGCACAAAAATTAAAAGAACAATATGGTGAACAGATACCACCTGAAATGATTCAACAACTAGAAGCACAAAGAGCAGTAGCTATTGATAGTGAAATTGTAAAAATTACAGAACAAATGGTTGCGGAAGAAGCTGAAGCTATGGCGGATACTAATATGGATCCTCTTGTTATGTTAAAACAACAAGAACTAGCACTTAAAGCACAAGATCTAGAACAGAATGCAGCAGAATCTGGTGAACAAATGGCTTTAAGAGAAAATCAATTTGATCAAAAAGTAAAAATGGATGCTTTAAAACTTGATGCACAATATGACATTGCAAATTTAAGAGCTGGAGTAGCTCAAGATAGAAATGCTATAAATGAGCAGAAGATAATCTTAGATGCTCAAAAAAATAATAATGAGAATGTAGGTTAAAATGCTTAATCAATTATTAGGCGGAGGCTTAGTTAAAACTGTAGGAGCAATAATAGATTCCGTTCACACAAGTGAAGAAGAAAAAAACAATGCTAAGATTAAACTCAAAGAAATTGAAGCAAGTCTTAATCAAGCACAAACTCAAATTAATTTAGCGGACGCTAAATCCACTGCTACAGGCATTGGTGGTATTATGCAGCGGTCGTGGCGCCCCCTCATCGGGATGAGTTGTGCGTTAGCAATATTGTGGGAGTACGTATTAAAACAATTTATAATTTTTATATTGGCAGCATTTAGTATTGAACATGCACCTTTACCTGAGCTTGACATGGCTACACTATTCCCTCTTGTCATGGCTTTATTAGGCATGGCGGGAATAAGATCCTTCGACAAGGTCAAGAAAGTTAATTCAGATAAATAGTGATTCAAGATTCAACAAAAAATAGTAAAAGACTTACTTTAACTATCCCTCCTAAAAAAGGCCCTGTATCTCAAGGGTTGAAAATTAGTTATAATAATATAAAAATAATTAAGACAACAAAAAAAGGAACATCAAAATGATGCATGACTATTATAAGATACCTGGTTGGTTTAATTATCACGAGGCTTACGATAAACTAGCAACCGAACTACCCGACGAATCAACGATTGTAGAAATAGGATCATTCATGGGTAGATCTACAAAGTATTTAGCAACTAATTTTTGGAATGCAGAAAAAATGAAAGTTAGAATTCATTCTGTAGATACTTTTAAAGGTTCAAGCGAACATTCTTCTCTTAAAACAGGTAATGATTTTTCTTCTGTTTTTAAAGATAACTTACAGTTCTTTTTAAATAGAGAAATGGTTATACAACACAAAGGAAGATCCGATGATAAAGATATACTAGATTATTTTAAAGATGAATCTATTGATGCTTTAATGATTGACGGAGCTCATGAGTTAGAAGCTGTTAAAGAAGATATTATAAATTGGTATCCTAAAGTTAAAAAAGGTGGAGTAATTTTCGGGGATGATTTTTATTTAAAAAGTGTTCAAGAAGGAATGAAACAAGGGCTTAACCATGTAAAAGAACCTGAATATACAACTTATTCAAGTCAAGAGTCTGTATGGTTTATTAGCAAAGGTATTAACAGTGATACTACCTATCAAAAATTAGTACCTGGAATTAATTGCCTTGTCTGATCACACTATTTATTATGTTCAAAAAGAACTAAAGCTTTTAAAGGGAGATTTAATGAATTCCTTGACACAAGGGGTTGAAAAAATTGAAGATTACAAGTATATTCTAGGAAAGATACATATGCTTGACATATGCCAACAGGAAATTTCTCGACTGCTGGAAAAAGAGGAGACATTTGATGATTAATACTACTGATACTATAACTACTACTACTGACACTAAATCCTTTACAATACCTAAAGAAGTAAAGGAAAAGTTCGAAAATCCCGAACAATTTCTAAGAACTAATTTAACAGAAATGCAGAAATTACCTCAACCAACTGGTTGGAGGATTCTTGTTTTACCTTTTAAAGCAAAGCAGAAAACTAAAGGAGGGATTCTATTGACTGATAAAGCAGTAGAAGACTCACAACTAACTACAACTGTTGCTATGGTTTTAGCGACAGGTCCTGATGCTTATAAAGATGAAAATAAATTCCCAAGTGGCTCTTGGTGTAAGCAAGGCGACTGGGTCGTCTTTGGAAGATATTCAGGTTCAAGACTAAGAATAGAAGGTGGGGAAGTAAGGATATTAAATGATGACGAAATAC